TAGTCTTCATAGTACCACAACTCCTCTCCATTACGCTTAAGGATAATATCTACGTCACCCTCTTTGGTTCTTGTGTACACAGTATCATCTCCAATCCATTCTCTAATGAATTTGTTTCGTGTGACATAATTACTAATTTCTAAGGTGTGGTAGCAATTTCCTAGCTCATCAATCCTTTTTAGAATCCACACCTTCTTTGTAATACTCATACATACTCCTTGATATAACAATACCTTTTGTGATATTTCTTGGTTTACGCTCTGTTCTGTGTCTAGTTATTAGTCCACTCTTAATTACATAGAGTCTATAGCCTAATAACATTTGTGTAACGTCATGAGGTAGCACAAGTCTCTCTTTGTTTTCTAAGAAGTCTTGCTCTGCATACCAATCCATGAACTCATAGGTGAACTTTTTATACTCTTCTAGTCTATAAGGCTTACCTGTGATATAAGAGAACATCTCTCTAGCCTTCTCAGGGATAGCCTTGATAAAGTCAATCTTCACACAAAGCTCATTGATATAACTAATATCAGAAGCTAGTTGATAAGCCATAGGATAGCTGATTCCATAGATATTTTCAAACTCAATAAACTGTCTAGCAATCTCTGAGGTCTTCCACTTATAGAAGTTATCTTTAGGTAGCTTATCTAGGAAGTCACAAGACACAGCAAGTAGGAACTCACCTCTACTCAGACCAGTTATACCTCTCTTTGATAAGGGAGTTGTATATCTGGGGACTATCACAGTCTTTTCACTGTCTAGCTTTTTGGCTAATATATTTAGCTCTTTAAGTGTAATCATACCTTGTCTATTCGTGTGTCTTCTAACAAAGTCCTTATCACCCACAAGACGATACACAAGCACAGTAAGTAATTTTTCTCTAATAGATACAGGGTGATTATTCATTGTCCTAATGAGAATCTGCGACATTTTATCAAGGTATTTAAGGTTGTTTGGATAGTGCTTACGGTACAAGGGATTTCTTTTCATACCATTCAAGTCATACTTATACTCAAAGGCATCACGTCTTAGGAGTACATACTCTTTAAGACCATCTAATGTTATTGTCATATTTGCCCTCCTAGATGCACACAAGAAATGTCGTAGTCTAACTAGTAGACACACAGGCAAGCTATAATCTAGGTAGAAAGGAATAGACCTAAATTATTTATAACGGATAAAGAAAGGGGGTGCTTGTGTGCATTTAGGAAGGAAAATCCTTCCACGCTAGAATTAATAATAGGAGTAAAAATCATGACGAGGGATTCCCCTCATGGAACTGGTAGGTAATCTGTCTAATGGGAAAACGTATTACAGGTAAAAATCAGCATGAAAATTTAACAAATTAAGGAGTGTATCCTACCAGCTCTATGAGAGGAGTGACTAGGCGTTAATTAGAAATTAAATCTTTCTTTATTTATAGTTTAGTTGGTTAGTCACTCACCCTGTTAGCTAATTATTCTGCATCAGACCAATCGTCTGTGTCAACATCTACGTCATCATCAGAGTCATCTTCATCAAGCATGTAGTAGTCTACTACAGACCATGAGCGTTTATCATTGTAAGGTTTACCTTCTTTAATGACAATACCTACATACTTACCTTGAAGTTCATCAGTATCTACTGATTTTTGTTTTTCAAGACCTAATGCTTTGTAGAGTTTGAAAAGGAGTTTACGTCCTTGTTCTGTATCCATACAGTATCCACGGATAACGTGTGGAGAAGTTGCTCCAAAGTCACCTTTAAGTGTCACAGTAAGCATATCCAAGTCAGAGCGAGAACGTCCTTGCTCTACTGCTTGAATGTTTGCTACATAGCTACCATCTACATAGACTGTTTCTGCTTGTTCTAATGCTTGAATTTTAATTTTTGTCATTATTCTTTAACCTCTTTTGTTTTTGCTTGTGTGCTTCCATCAGTCAATCCTACAACAGCTTCCCATGTAGGGTTAACCATTGTGTCAGGGATTGTAAGACCAGGCTTACGAGTTACCTTGAGTGTGTAGATAGGATTTCCTGCAAGACGTACTTGGTAGAAGTCCTTAACCTTTTTCTCACCCTTCACAATCTTAGATTTAGTCACACGCTCTGTATGACCAATGATACGAGATGATGCTGTGAGATACTTATACACACTATCCATAAGGTTAGGTACAGTCTGTGCTGGTACATTCTCATCTACTACATCTTCAATGTTCAAGTTCTTTTCTTGTGCAATGACATACACATTCTTACCTTGATAAGATAAGTCCACAAGCTCATCAATAAAGGCTTTCAAACGAGTAGATGCTTCACCGTAGTGTTGTAGTTGCATCTTCTTAGCATGGTTAGCTTCCATAATGTCCTTGTAGCAAAGCTCTTGAACATTAGTTAAGTGGTCTACAGCGATACTATCAAAGTCTTTAGCATAGCTTAGAGCTTCAATCACATCATTCCAACTAGCACACTCAGCTACAGAGAAACGGTCATCTTGTTCCACAGAAGCAAGTCCACGGTCTGTGTCAATAATCAATACACTACCAGGCATTGAGTTAATAAAGGTTGTTTTTGAACTTCCTGCCATGCCATAAAATGTAGTCATTGTGTGTAGCTTAATTTTATTAAGTTTCTTTAGCTTCATTCTATCCTACTTCCCAGTTGAACCATATCCACCACGGTCAGCATTACCAAGGCTCATTACTTCCTTGAAATGTAGCTCAGGTTGGTTCTTTGTAATTCTGAATTGACACAAGCGTTGACCCTTTTCAATGCTACCAGCTTTGGTTGCATAGAACTTAGCACCCCAAAAGTCATTATCTCCACAGAAAGAGTTATCAATGATACCCATACTGTTTGTGAGTAATAGACCAGTGTTTTGGAAAGTGCTTGAGCGAGGTAATAGGTGTGCTTCATACCCTTTAGGTAATTCCATAGCTACACCAAAGTCAATCACTACTGTGTCACCAGCTTTATATTTAATTTCTGTGTTGGATTCAAGGTCAATCCAATCTCCAATCACAATACGATTGATAGGACTAACTCCATCATCTCGTACCTTTACTTTAATTACTTTGAAATTATGTAACAATTCATATAGGTGTACAAAGAAATTCAATCCAAAGTACACAGCTACAATAATCACAAGGGCTAATTCAATCTTAGTCATTGTTTGATTCATACTCCTTCATCATTTCATCTACCAAATCAATCATTTGTTCACAGTGATAAACATAATGAGTGTTACCAGTAGTACCTGTTGCATTCAGCATAAATTTATACTGTTTATCAGATAGGTCTTCTACTTCACTGTGAGGTAATAAATAAAACTTATATGAATGGTAGAGTTCAGTTTTGTGTACTTCCTCAATAGCTTTTCTTAAGAATACCTTGGCTTTATTAAGGTCTTCTAAACCATTCTTGTGTTTGTATCTCCATACATACTTCACAGCAGAAGCAATTAAAGGGTCAAGTCCAGCTTTTACCCAGAAATCCCAACACTCTAGCTTTGTGTGAGTATACCGTTTAGGGTTTACAATATCTTCACCCATTACTTCTTACCTCGTCTGTCAATATAAAACACGGAGAGAGCAAAGATAACAATTAGAGCTTGCTCTAGTAACTTATACAAGTTATCACTCATGATAATCTCCAATTCTCTTAATCTTTAGTCTGTACTCAGCTAAGTCTTCCTCAGCCTTAACTAACTCCAAGTAACGGATTGGTGATAGTGTTACAGAGGTTACTCCATCAATACCTCCTAGAAGGCTCTCAATTTGCTTCTCCTCAGTTTTTCTGTAGTTCCCTATAATATGTCCAAGATGCTCTTTATCATCTTCTAGTGACGTTTTAGAGTCTTGTAGGACTATCAGAAAGTAAATAGAAACACACAGAGCTATAATCAATACAGTAATCACTGCTAAAAGTGCTTCAATCATTCTACTAACCTATAGTGCTTCACTATGAAGCCCTCACCTTTCGTTGTTACTACTACTTTATCTTCTGTGAGCTTATCTTTTAAGCCTAAGTAATAGGTATCACCACTGTAATCTCCATCAATGATGCTAACTACTACTTCCCCACAGTAATCTTCAAAGGCTTTGAATGTTCTTGCTCCTCCAATGACCCAAACATCTCTGTCAGTTTCTTTTTCAAACTGTAAGACCTCCTCCACAGAGTTAGCAATGTATACATTCTCATCATCATAGCCATCAATCTCATCTTTGTGTGTCAATACCACATTGATTCTACCCTTAAGGGGTTTACTTCCGATTGATACCCATGTAGCAAGACCCATGACAACTACTCCACCTGTTGTTTGGTTTTTAAAGTAGTTAAGGTCAGCTTTATTAGACCAAGGTAACTTTCCTTTGCTACCAATCAGCCCATTTTTATCTTGTGCCCAAATAAACTTAAGCATCTTGTTTCTCTTCTTCTTTTTCAATCTTGATTCCATTGAAGGTCACACG